AAAGGAAGCGTTGAAATCACTCGCAAATCGGGCATGCGGGTGTCATGGTTTATGATGCCCCGATGCCCGATTGCTGAATGATTCCAAAAGAGAGTTTAACAAAATGAGTAACTAATCATCATTTTCTCTAACGTTTAACCCCCAGTTGTTTTAACGCCTACCCCCGATCGCTTGCTGTACCGTCATTTCCACTATTGATTTTGATTCAAAAGGAATAGTCATGAAGATGCTGGCATGGATGGTGCTGACTGCAGCGCTGCCGCTCGCCGCCTGTGGCGAGAAGATTTACACCGGCACCTCGCCGGGCACGTTCGTGGTGGCGGCCGATGAGCGGCAGGGCATCGTGTTCGCCCGCTTCGCCTACAACAATCCCGAGGACAACGCGCGGCTGCTGGCCGGTGCGGCCTGGTGGTGCGGCAAGTACGGCAAGGCCGCCGAGCTCCATACCTGGTACGAGGGCGGCGGCCGGCATTTCTACTGCATCCCGCCCGGCAGCGAAAACCGCCCCGACAGCCGCCCGCCGCCGGCCGGCAGCTGAAACAGATCACCGCCACCACGGGGCGGCGGCCAGGGCGCCGGCGAGGAAACCGCACAGGCCGGCCCACAGAAGCGCCGGCCAGGCCAGCGGCAGGCCGAGCACCATGAGCACCAGCGCGCAGACGCCGGCGCCGATCGCCGCCAGTCCGAGCGCCGCATACCAGAAGGATAGCCGGCCCGCGCGCCTCATCGCGCTCTGACCTCGCGCAAGGTCACCGCGCGGCCTCCCCCGCGGCGGCCGTTTTTCTGCCCGCCAGGCAGCGGCTATCGCGGACGGCCAAAGGTAGCACCGACCTCGGCGGAGACCCCTGGCGGGCCAATATCAGGCGGATGCCGGCACCGGGCCGAGCGCCGCCGGGTCGAGCACTTCGAGCGCGCGACCGACCACCAGCGGCGCCCAGGCCTTGCCGATGAGCCGTTTCAGCAGCGCCACGTCCTCGGCGGTGAGACTCACATCGCCGCCGCGCGCCAGCCGCACCGCCAGCTTGAAGCGCTCCACCTTGGCGGCAAGCGGGATGTCCTCGCCGGGCGCCATCAGCTGCAGCGCGAACAGGCAGACATAGCCCAGCGTGAGCGGCACCGGCGCACGGTTGTCGAGCCCGGGCGCATCGGCCGGCGCCATCACCGGGCGGCCGAAAAAATCGAGGATGATCGACTCGCTGGTAACAATCATCGGTGCACCTCCGGGCGGTTTTCGAGGGCGGCGAGGCGGACGGCAAGATCCTGTACCGCGGCCAGCACCAGCATGCCGATGCCGGCATGGTCGACGCCCTGGGGCGTCGGCGCCTCACCGGGCCGCGGCCGGCCACGCCCATCGCGTTGCTCGTCGTGCCAGCCGAACACCGCGAGCTCGGGCACGTCAGCAGCCACATCCTCGGCGATCAGGCCAAAGCGCCAGGGCCGCGGGTCATCAGCAGGTGCCGCCGACCGGAAGCGCCGCGGCCGCAGCACCGCCAGGATGCGCTGCAGCTCATCCGGCGGCACCGGCCCGATGTCGCGTTTGAATCGCGCCGAGGATGTCGAGCGCAGCAGCCGGTTACCCGGAGCGGTACTGGTGTCGAGATACGCATTGGCGGTCGAGGCGGTGGTGGTCACCGTCGGGAAAAACACATTGCCGGCGCCGGTCAGCACGAAATTCGGCGAGGTCTCGAGCGCCGCGCTATTGTACTTGACGGCGAAGGTGCCATCGCTGGCGAAGCCGGCATACCAGCTGTTGGTCGCGCCCTGCCAGCGGATCGCCGTGTTGGTGTTGGTGCCGGCGCTGCGCTGGATGGTGAGCGGTGAGGCGCCAGTGCCGTTGATAGTGGCCCCGGCCGCTGCCACCATCAGCCACGGATTGGCACTCGCGACGAGACTGGATGTATTGCTTACCGCGAAGGTCCCGGCATCACCCTGGCCGAAATAGATGATGCCGGAAGCACCTTCGATCTTGAGGGCGGCCGTGCCCGCGGCGGTGCGGGTAAAGCTCGCTACCGGGGTCGAGGTGGTTGTCAGGTTCATGACGCCGGCGATGGTGACGCCGGCCGAATCCGCCCAGAATCTATAAAAGCCCTCAGCCGCCAATGCCACCTGCGTGACGGTGTTGCTGCTGCGCGACACGCGCATCGCCGTGCCAGCCGTTGACATCGCATCATCAAGCGTCTGCAGGTACAAGAGCCCGCCCGTCGCCATCCAGCGCCAGCGCTGGTTATCGGCGGCCGCATCGGTCTCGATGAAAAGCACGTTGGGGCTGGTCGCCGTAAGCGTGAGCGCCGCGAAGCTGCCGGTACCGGTGAAGGAGACGGCACCGGCCACCGACAGCGCACCGCCGACGCTGAGATCGCCGGCGATGCTCGCACCGGATGCCGTCACCGCCAGCCACGGCGTCGTCGCCAGATCGGCAGTGTCGCGCACCGCGAACGTGCCGGCGGCGCCATGGCCGGCATAGACCGAGCTGCCGGTGGTTTTGAACTGGATCGTGGCATTGGCAGTGTGGTTGGTGCGCTCGATCACCGCCGCCGGCGAGACGGTATGCTGTACGGTCAGGCCGCCCTCGATGGTGTTGCCCCCGGCCAGCTTGCCCAGCCAGGTCACCTCGCCGGTACTGTCGATGTCCCACAGCAGGCAATCGGCGGCGCCCTCGCGCACCTTGTAGGTGGTCTTCGCCGCGCCCGCCGCGGTATCGCGCCACAGCACGCCGCCCGTCACATAGGCCGGCGCCGCGCTGCCGCCGTGCAGCGAATAAAGCGCATCGCGCCACTGGTTGAGCGCATCGGCCAGCCAGGCGCCATCGCGCACGAACGGATCGATGGTGCCGAAATCGTATTGGCTCATGGCGTCCTCCCGTAGCCGAGCGCGGTCCAGGTGAAGGGTATGTTCGGCGCCACCGCGCCGGCGGCGGTGTAGGAATTGACGGTGAAGGCCGAGCCGCTCACCGCGCTGACAATGAGGTTGACCACGCCGGCACCGGTGATGCGCGGCTGCACTGCCGGCGGCTGGTAGTAGTCAGGATCGAGCGCAATCGAGCACACCCCCGAAGCATTGGTGATATCGCTGCCTTGCTGTTCGTGGGCGGTGAGATTCAGCCGTTCCTCCATGCGGGTGAATTTGAGGTCAACCGCCACATCATAGACGGCACCGAGCAGGCGGAACTGCGCGCATCTCGCCTGCACATCGGCCACGCCGGCCGGTTCCCAGTCCGACCACGGCCCGGCCGGATCATCGGCATAGTGTTCCTCGACATAGGATTCCCAGGCGGCGGATGACGTGCGCACCAGCGGCTCGGCCACCGCAATGGGAATCCAGTTGGCCATCAGGTCGCCGGCCATCACGCCGCGGCCGGCGAGCGTGACGCGCGCCATGAACTGGGCGTTTTGTATGAGGCTCAGCACCGGCGAAACATTCCATCGTCGCGATTGCCTCGGCGAACGGCAGCACACCCAGCCGCGTGGCATGCAGGCGCTGCCACGGCACCGTCAGCGGCGGCGGCCAGGACTCGCCGGCGGCACGGCGCTGGTAGAACGCCAGCGCCGGCGGGCCGTGCATGACCAGCTCCTCATCCTCGACCGCGCAATTGGTCATGGCGCCCGGCCATGTCGGTTGCTCGATGTGCTCGGCGCCCACCGGCCGCAGGTCATACATCGACAGCAACGCGCGCGCCGGGCTGGTGCATTCCTTGCCGCGCACCGAAACGGATTTGAGCAGGTAGGTGCCGGTCTGCGCCCGGACCACGATCGACAACAGCTGGCGCGGGATGATGCGCTGCAGGATGGTGGCGGCATCCCAGGACACGTTGATCGGGTCAACTTCCGGGGTCCATTTCAGGAGCCAGTAGGAAATCGACAGGTCATCGGGCAGCGCCCAGGTCAGCAGCGCCGAGGTGTTGCTCTGCTGGCCGACGCGGAAGGCCAGCGGCGGCAGCGGCGTGCGCGCCAGCGCCGCGGGATTGACGGTGATGGACACGGCGACGCTGCGCCGGCCGATGGCGTCGACACTGGCGACCGAGAATTTCCATTCGCCGGTTTTGGCGGTGTCGAGCGTGACCGAGGTGCCATTGATGGTCGACCAGTGCTGGCCCACCTTGCCCGGTCCCACGGCGTCGGCCACGAAATGAATGACGCGCGCATCGGCCGGCGGCTTCCATGAAAATGTCAGCCCGCCGCGCGGCGCCCCGGTCGGATCCAGCGAATAGTATTCCTCGGCCTTCAGCTGGCCCGGCGGCTTCAGCGGCCCGCTCGGCAGCGCATCATAGGAACGCTCGGGCCGCAGCACGCCCTTTTCAACAAAATCGTATTTCCGCGGATCATGGAAAACGGCCGTGACCTGGAAACGCAGCGATTCCTGTTCGGCCACCGACACGACGCGCCATTGCCGCAGCTGCACCGAGGTGTTGGCGATCGCCCAGATGGCATCCGTGCCGATGCCGGCGAGGCTGCCATCGACCGTCACCGAATCGGCCGTCGGCCAGGCGCTCACCGTCACCGTGCGCATCGTGGCGCCCGAGTCGGCCAGCGATTGCGCGAGGTACATGGTGCCGAGCGGCCGCGAATTCACGATGCGGTCCAGCGTCACGGTTTGCCCCTCGACATGCGCCACGCGGCCGCCCCACTCGACCGCGGCGCGCTGCGCATCCTGGATCGCAATCAGGTCGCCGGGCCGCAGATCGGCATTCTCGAGGCCGACGACGAAGGAAACCGTTTCCTGTTCGTGATGAGCGCCGAACAGGAAATAGCGGCCGGCGCGCAGCGCCTGGCTGCGGCTGGTGCAGCCGATGGCATAGATGCCGGTTTCGATGTAGCCGAACCGGTCCATCATTTCGGGATAGGGCACCGGCTCGATCTGCGCCTGCCAGGTATCCTCGGGATCGACCCAGCTGACATTGACATGGGTATGACGCGAGCGCGCCTCGGTCGACTGGTAGTCGAAACTGCCCTGCTCGACATTGGCGGCGGTGAAGATACGGGCAAAGGACGGTGCCGGCCGGTCCTGCGCCAGCATGACGATGCCGCCGGCGGTGTAGAATTGCGCGCGCATCACCGAGGCCACGGATTGCAGCACGAGGGCTGCTTCCTGTTGCGTGTTCAGCAGGCCATTGAAGGTAAACCGGGGTTCCTTGCCGCCGGCGCCATCATCCACCAGGCCATCGTTGTAGACCGCGGCGGCATAGAAGGACCATTTGTCGATGGCCTGGGCATCGAGCTCGCGGCCGAGCCCGTGCTTGCGGCTGGTCAGCAGGTCATAGAGGATCCACGCCGGGTTGTCGGTCCAGGCCTGCTTGAAGGTGCCGTCCCAGTCGCCGCTATAGGTGCGCGTCTCGGGGTCGTAATTGGTCGGCACCGCGACAATCAGCCAGCGGAATTCATAGGCCCGCTTGGGAATCGACGGGAATTGCTCGGCGTCGACCACCAGGCCCACCGCCGCGGTGTCATCGTGGCGCAGCCGGCCCTCGACCACCTCGACCAGGCTTGACCAGATCGTTTCGTTGTGGTGGCCCACCAGCGTGTCGTGATCGGGGCTGATGCGCACCACGCGGATATCAAGGGTCTTGTCATCGTGACCGGGCACGCGGAACGCCACCGTCCGCTCGTAACCCGTGGTGGTCTTGCCCTCGATCCTGTTGGTGACCGCCGTCACCCAGCTCGAGCCCTCAAGCAAGTATTCGACGCGGAAATCGACCTTGGTTTCCTCCACGTCGCCATTGCTTTTCTGCAACATCAGCCGCGGCACCAGGATGTTGACCTTGATGATGCTGGCCTCGGGATTTTCCACGCGCCGCAGGACGGGCTCGCCATTGCGCACCTCGACTCCGACGGCGACGGTGGCCTCGCCGGCGGGAAAGTTCGGCATCGGCGTTTCGTGCGGCAGGCCGAGCCTGATATGCGCCGCCTGCACGATGAAATTCCAGTTGCCGGCCGGTGTCTGCATCGGCGTGCCGTCGAGAAAGACGTAGCGGCCCCAGCGCACCGGATCGGGCGGCCCTTCGATGGTGCCCTCGCAGAGGATTTCATGGATGCGCACCACCGAGCGCGAGCGCAGTGTGTTGGGCGCCTCGCGCGGCGCGTAGGATCCGCCCGGCGTGCCGCCCTTGCCGCCGCCTTTCTCGACCACGACCGGCGTGGTGAGCACCGGCCACGGCGCCTCGAGGCGCTCGATG